ATTTATATGGATTCTGCCTGACCCCCTCATGGTGGCGGATCATGTGCAGGCACTTGTCGGAGATGTTCATTTACCAAACGCCCGACCACCAAAGTGGAAAGCTATGATTGAAGCAAACAGCGCTTGGGTGTCAGAGTCCCACAGCATCTCGGCTAACTCTACAAACGTAGCACCACTGTGCCAGCCGTAGGCAAACAGGCCAACATCCACAAACAAGAGCAGGAAGAAGAAACCATAGGTAATGACAGGGCGAACAGAAGCGCGGAGATTCTTCATCCACTGGCTTGTGCCTTCGTTAAGAGATGTATCGTGGGCGTATATTGCCTGCATTTCTGCCTGCTGTGCGCCAATCAGGATTTGCTGTGTATTAGCCGCGCTCTCGGTTGCCAGTTGGTCTGAACGGACATTCTCAATGCGTTCCTGCGCTTCAAAGCCAGCTTTACGCAGTTCTAACTCACGTTCAATCTGCATCCGAGCAAGGTTTAGTTCATGCAGTTTGTCTGCCTTGTCTTGAAAGAAATCCAGTAACTTAGGCAAGCCGCCCATCAGGAAAGAAATCAGGGTAGAGAGAAGAGTTAGCATTTGCCATCCTTTTTGTTGTCATTCTGCATGAGTTTGATACCAGACAGGAACCCAATCATGCCGCCGATAAGAGTAGAAAAAGCGGGTGAAATCATTTTGAAGATTTCTGCGTTGTCCACTTCTTTGGCCCAAAGGCCAAGCATAAAGCTGAAGACCATAGCCAAGACAGAGGTGCACAGGGTGAAACTGACCATCAGCGTGACCCACAGGGTCAGCTTGTCCTTTGTCTCCATTGCTGGCTTCTTGACTGGTCTGGGTATCGGTTTTCTGGTCATACATAAATATCCAGCTTACGGTTGTTGAATATCTCCATGCGAATGCGCTCTTGCGTTACCTTCTTACAGTAAATCTCAAACCCTATGTCCTGCAATTGCACTTGCTTTTTTTTAGCTAACTCAAGAGTTTTGTTAACTTCTTCCTGTTTCTCCAACTTCTTCTGGGCAAGGTCATGCTGGTCTGGATACCCAGATGCCTGAACCTTTGGGAATAATCTGATTGTCTCGATCATTTCTTCTCTCGCTCAAGTGCATCCTTATACCCATGAACAACTTTATTACGCAACCATGTGGAGTCTGCCGTTCCCGCCCACTCTGCCAAATTGTTCCAGATCACCATGTATTCGGTTGACTTGCAGTAGGGCGCATTTTTGTCTAACCACGCCATCATCTCTCTGTGCCGTATGGTCGGGTCGTGGACTGTGTAAGCAATCCCGTAGAACTCGCGCACATGGCATCCGCTCTTGGCTACGGCTCCCACTAGCCCCAATAACAGTAACAGAATGAGCCAACGCATTTATCACACCACACTCCATGCAATCATGTACGTGCCAAAGACGACAAAGGCCACAAGGCAGGCTGCGGCAATGAATGCTTCAGCCCAGTCCCACATGATTAGGGTGTCTCAGGCCAAGTGATTGTCCAAGGGAAACCTGCTTGACCTGTAATGTCACGCAATGCTTGGCGGTATGTAGCCCATGCAGTTTTATCCGCAGTGCTGTCGGCAATTTGTGTCCAGTCGCAGTCTTTGAGCATTTCTGTACGTTGTCTGCGTACATTTGCGGCTTGTTCTGCGTCTTTACGGGCTTTGTACTCAGCTTCGTTCTCAGCGGCTGTTTTGGCAGGCTCTGTTTCTGTTGCTGGAGTATCTACAAAGACAGGGCCAAGGATATATTTGGTGTACCACTTACCATCTACTTGCTCAACACCAGAGGCTTGTGAGTATTGGTAAACAGTACCGCCAGTAGCTTGTGCGCCTTCAAAAATTACATCAGCACCCAAAGCAGTTAAGACTTCAGTTGTTGTTGCCTCCCATGATGGGCCACCATTGGCTTTTTGGTATGTACGAAATTCTGCTTCGTACATGACTGCGCCTGTTTGTGTTCTGATTTGCATATAAGTCCTTTAAGCTATGGCGATGCCAATGTAGGTGGCAGAAGTTACGTTGACGTTTGTTGCTGATAGCTGATTAACAATAAACCCTGTGTTGTCAGTATCCACGCTGTCGTCTGTCGTGACTTCAGCGGCTGTTGAATTAAGGCTGAGGTGTGGATCATTCCCTGCAACAATTCCTCTTGCAGAATCCCAAACATACCAATCTCCAGTAGAGTCGGTGCGCTTAATCATTACCCACCTCGACCCTGCTGTAAAGCCACAGTTAATTGTCTGTGATGAGCCGTTCCCTGTATATGAAAAAATCTTACTTACACCAGCGCAAGTTGCAAATAGATAGGCAACATAAGTAGAGGCAGAGGTATTTGGTGAGCCACCTTGACTAAGCACATTTAGCTGAATGCCAGTAGATGTTACATATCCAGTTAAATCTAATGTTTGATTAGCACCTGTAGCACTATTAAAACCCAACATATTTGTTGTAGTTGCGGTGGAGTTAGGGTCTCCTTGTCCACGCACATAATCACCTGATGCTAATTTTGAATTGCATATCCAATTACCTGTTGCACTTCTTCTTTTTATAGCAATAAATTCTGGTTGTACGCCAAGATTATGAGTAACAACTCTTGCACTTACTCCATCGCCTGTATAGCAAACCACATCCATAAAAGATGGCGCACGTTTAAACAAATAATTTATGTAAGTATCACTACTGTTATTTGTTAAGCTATTAGTTGTTCCAATTTTTACACCATCCATAACATCCCAAGGATTTGCTTGTAAGATTGTTATTCCCGCTGCTATTTCAGCTTGGTTTGAAGATGACCCCAAGTATCCCGTTCCAGCAAGTCTTGGTGACCATAGTGGAAGTACCGCTGACACTCTATCTTTTATTACAACTAAGTCATCAGTCTGACCACCAGTAACAGTAGCATTTGCACCAGTACCAGTTCTTGCAGATAAACCAAATACACTTGTCCCACTTGTAGGCACTTTCATTGGGCCTCTGCGAATCGCTATGTAGATGTAGGTTTCTGATGCAACACCAGTAACCGCATCAACGCCTGTTGAATTAAGTCTAAATGCATCCCCACCAGCTTCAGCATCACTTGTATTGGCAAGAAGATAAATAAATGTGTCTGCACCAGATGGTGCTGCAGGAGTAAATCCACGCATCGTGTCAGCTAAAAACCAATTTCCTGTGCTGCTACTTTTCTTGGCTAAAAACAATTGAGGCTCGTATCCAAGACTAACAGTAGCGTTACCACTACCATCAGTTGTAAACGACCCACACGAAATCACATTGTCTGTACCAGTTAGGCCAAAGCCTCCTGCGTCATGGGCAAACACATAGGCCACATAGATAGCACCACTGACATTGAAACCAACTCCTGCACTATCGGAGATAACCCGTTCGCTCGCATAATAAACTCCAAAATTAGTAGATGACATTCCTGTCTGGTTAATGGGTAAGGAGCCTCCTGCCCCAGCAGTGCCATTTAATCGAAAAAACCTAGCAGTAGTAGTTCCACCAGCCCTGTGCCAAACAGCCCAACTACCTGTTACATCTGTTCTTTTGACAATTACACAACCGGGTACAGAATTTAAGCTGTGAGGAATCAATCTTTCATTTGTATCTCCATCACCTTCATAAGTCACAACATCAAAGAACTTTGGTTGCTTGCGGAATGTCCATGAGGCGTAGGTTCTTGTGGATTGATTTACCTCTCCAACATAAGTTCCGTTTGCAAGAGAAAAACCAGAAGACAAAAACGCTGTAGTTGATGTGGATGCGTATTGAGCAACTGTGCTGTTTGTTGTAAGCCAATTTCCAACGCCTCGTACTGTGTCAAAAAGAGCATGCTCTCCAACAGAGTCTCTGTTTTTTACCCAAACCAATCCACCTTTGGTAGACAAGTCAATGCCATTTGTAATGGTCTGTGTAGAACTGTTACCTGTGTAGAGAAAACAAGAAAACACTTCCTCAATATAGTTGACAGCAGTAGCCGCTTGTGCAAACTCACCAAAGCCTTGAGCAGAAGCCGCACCCCTTGTTTGTACTAATGGCATGGTTTTCCTTTAAGCAAACTTAGTCTGTGAAGTGAACACAGTAAATGCCGCATTGCCCGTCTTGATGATTGTGTACATATACACATCAATTGAGCTTGCATTACCAGCCGCATACGCTGTACCGCCTTGATATTTAGGGGTCACAGTTGAGCCATCTACCTGAACCACAGAGTTGTAATAAGCCGTAGAGCCTTGAGTCACCAAGAAAGCCACAGTCACAGACTGACCCGTGGACATCGCAGTATTCAAAGAAGTACCTGATGAGGCTCTGAAGTTAACAGTCCAGTTTGCACTTGCGTTACTTGTGAAATAACGAACAGATTGAGTGGTGATGTCGTAGTTGATTGTGCCTGTAGCGGCTGTGGCTTCT